GTCTAATTTCTATACCGATTACTTACTCGAATTAACTAACGAGCAGACACTAGAAAAGCTTTATTGTATAGCTGCGGTAGTAACAACAAACGAGCGTTATACGAGTATTCAAGTTGGCACTAACGCCAATACACCTTTAGCGGGCAGTTTATTAATTGACTACCCAGCTAGATTTTCATTTAAAATTTACGGGCAAAATAGTAGCACTAATTTAGACCCGACTAATATAGCAGTAGTAGGAGTAATTGAGAAAGGTTATTTAATGGTTCAAGATATAACTACTCCTTACTTTACTGACCCCAATTTAACAATACCTGCAGATGTCGCATACAACGGATAAAAATATAATGGCCGAGCCTATGGTAATTAACATGGCAGGCATAGCGTTACAGGAAGCTATGGAGCGCGAAACGCCTACGGGTTGGGTTAGCTATGGCGAGAATAACCTATTTAGTAATTACTTAATAGAATTATATAACGACAGTCCCGTTCACCGAAGCCTTAGCATGTCTATAGCTTTCACCATTGCAGGCAAGGAATTTAAAACAAGTTTACCCGTAGCTAATAGAGAGCTTTCACGTTTAAAGTTTGACGAGCTACGCCATTGCACCGCCTTAGACTTAAAACTACACGGGGGTTTTTATTGGGAAATAATTTGGAGCGTAGATAGATCTACAATAGCAAGAGTAAACCATTTACCGTACGAAAACTGCAGACTAGCAGTAGCTAACGACGAGGATATTATACCAGGCGTTTACTATTCTAAAGATTGGGCCGACTTCCGTAAAAAGAAAAATAAGCCTAGCTTTATACCTATGTTTAACCCTGCGACAAATGCAGAGGAACCTAGCCAAGTTTTATTTATTTCAGTAATGACGCCAGGCAGCGCTTACTACCCTAAGCCTGATTATTACGGAGCTATTAATTACATTGAATGCACTAGAGAAATTAGCGAGTTTTACCGTGCTTTCTTATCTAACGGAATGGCGCCTAGCTACATGCTGCATTTTAATAATGGCGTTCCTGATCCTGAGGAACAAATAGCCATTCGCAGGCAATGGGATAAAATGATAGGGGCGCAGAAAGCGGGTAAGGTTGTACTTACTTTTAATGAAAATGCCGACCGCACGCCTAAATTAGATTTGGTCCCCATGACCGACGCGGATAAGCAATGGGAGACTTTAACGGACCAAAGTAGGGAAATGATAATGAACGCGCACCGCGTTACCTCACCTCTTATTTTTGGTATTCGAGACAGTGGCGGACTAGGTAGTAATTCGGACGAAATAAAGCAAGCCTTTAGATTATTCGATAAACAGGTTATAGAGCCTTATCAAAAAATGATAAGCGACGCAGTAGAGGAAATTTTAAGAGGTATTGGTATAGTTGCAAAAATAGAGCTAGAGGGAAATGATGTTTTCGGAGAAGATGCAACCGCACAAACTGAGGGCGCACCGAGCGCAGCCGTTGCTCCTGCAGATATGCAAAACGTTTTAAATATTGCAGCTCAGTATATGCAGGGCGCAATTACCGCAGGTCAGGCTAAGCAAATTTTAAAGTTAGCTTTTCCTTCGCTTACTGATATTCAGATAGACACTCTTTTAGGAGCCGAGCCTACACAGCTCGAAAAAAAAAAGATAGAACTTGCAATACCGGAGAGTTTTGCACCCACTAAAGAAATGGCCGCAGAAGCTGAGCTAGGTTTAAAATGGCGTGAGGAATATGGAAGGGGAGGTACCGAGGTAGGCGTAGCTAGAGCGAGAGATATTTCGAACCTTAGAAACTTATCTTACGACACGGTTAAACGAATGAATAGCTATTTTTCTAGGCACGAAGTAGATAAAGAGGCTACAGGTTGGAACCAAGGCGAGGAAGGTTTCCCAACTGCGGGCCGTATAGCGTGGCAGTTATGGGGTGGAGAGCCCGGTAAGCAATGGGCCGAGCGTATTATAACACGCTATCAAAATGAGGAGCTTGTAGATATTCCCGAATTTACCGAGGAAGCCGAGGACCAATGGATTGAATTTTTAAAAGACAAGGGCGAAATAGTCGATTTAGATGAGTGGGAACTTATCGAAGCTGAGCCTGTAGATATGGCTAGCGTTAGAAGTTACAGCCGACCCGATGAAAAAAGTATAATGGATAGCGGACTTTACAAAATTCGTTATAAATACAGTACTAATCTAAGCGCTAACTCGCGTAAGTTTTGCCGTCAAATGGTTGCAGCAAGCCGCGCAGGTTATGTTTACCGTTACGAAGATTTAGACTATAACGGGTTCGAGGCTAACAGCATGAGCCAGGCGGGAGAAAATTCTAGCTTTGCGCCTAGTGGTATGGCTAGCTATTCGGTGTGGTTATGGAAGGGCGGTTGTTTCTGTGCCCATAAATTCGAGCGCCAAGTTTATTTTAGAAAACGCGAGAAAGGAAGATTTTTAGCCGAGAAAGGAATAAGTAACGACGATCCTATTTCAGTGGCTAAGGCAATACGCGCAGGAATGCCTTTAAAAGATATAGCCGCTAACTTTGCAATGGCCAACACAGCACCAAACGACACGCCTACACGAGGCTCTATTAAATACGCAAATACTTAAAAATATGCCAATTAACCCCGAAGTACTTTTTATCGACGAGCACTACTTAAAAAAGTATACTCAAATTAACGAGGCTGTAGATACAAACTTAATACGCCCTGCTATCTATTTAGCACAGGATAAATACTTACAGCTTTGGCTAGGTACGGACCTTTATAACAAAATTAAAACCGATATAGCTAATAATACCTTAGCGGGAGTATATGAAACTTTACTAGATCAATATATTTTAAAGCCAACGGTTTGGTGGACAATGGTAGAGCTTTACCCTAGCTTAGTTTATAAGCATGATAACGGCAACTTAGTAAGCCGCCAAAGTGAGAATACCACAGCTATAAGTAAAAGCGAATTAGACGCGCTAGTAGATAAGGCTAGAGATAACGCTAATTGGTATACTCAGCGCTTAGTAGATTATTTATGTAATAACGCTAGCGCGTACCCTGAATATAGAAGTAACACCTACCCCGATATTTCACCTTTGAAAAAAGTAAATAGGCAGAGCTCCGTTATTTTTTCAGAAGGTAGAACTGAGCCTAGCGCCTGGAGTAGATTTGGCGTAAGGGATTTTTATAACTCTTAATTTATGACAAGGGAGCAAGAGAAAAAAAGTAATCGTAAAGAGCAGGAAAAAAAACTGCGTATTTACTTAGCAAAAATTCAAAAGCAAATAAATGAGAACGCCAACAATAGAGGAGCTAAAAGCTAAATTTACCGAACTAGGTTATAAGTGGGAACCATTCCATTTAATAGGTATTCGTAGCGCTGCTAACGAGCCTAATAAATTCGACGATCTAATAGGAGTTGTAAATGGTAACGAGTTGAAGTTTTTTACCGGTACAACTAACCCAGGTACATTTTGGCTAAACTCTCCCATGAACCCTAAAGGCGCTGCAGTTTTGAAATGTGGCCAATACGTCGACAGTTGGGTAATGGGTTTGCATAAAGGAAAATATAGAGCCTTAACACAAGCTAAGCCTATAACTGTATGGCGCGATGCGGATAAAGACAGCGTAGCCGAGGAGCAGGGTAAAGAGGACACGGGTATTTTTGGAATTAATATACACCGTGCTAACGAAGCTGTAGCCTCAAAAAATATCGACAAATGGAGCGCAGGCTGTCAGGTACTAAATGACCCTAAGCAATTCAAAGAGCTTTTAGACCTATGCGCTGAGAGCAAAAAGAAATTTTTTACTTACACATTACTCCATGAATTCTGAAAAGGAAATAGAACAAATGCACGAAGAAATTAGAGAAATAAACAAAAAACTCGACAGGGTTTTAGTTACTCTTTTAGGTGATGAGCAAATGAATATAGACGGCCTAACTCATAAGGTAGCCCAGCATGAGAAATATATTCAGAAGCAAAAATTATTCATGGCGAAAATGAGCGGAATAGCTACGGCTATGGGGGTGCTAGGTAGTCTATTAGTGCAACTTGTTTTAAAATTAATTTCGTGAGAAAGTGGCTTAAAAGCATTCTAGCCGTAGACGGTAACCAAAGTAGTAAACGACTAAGCGCAGTAATGGCGCTTTTTTGTTGTATAGCTTTTGCATGGATAGCAACCTTTACACCGTACCAATGTCCTGAATATATGTTTGAAGGCTTGCTCGTAATTGCAGGCGGGGGGTTAGGTCTTACTGTAATTGAGAGTATATTTACAAGGCATAAAAATAAAGAAAATGGAAGCGAGGAAAATTAGAATAGGGTTAATAGTTATTTTTAGTCTATTAATGTGGGCGCTAATTAGCACTACTAAATATCAGGCGGAAATAATAAAGAGGTCCAAAGTAGAAAAGGCTCTACTAACTAATAAAACGCAAATAGATAGCTTAAAGGGCGTTAATGCGGAACGCCAGGCGCAAATAGACGAACTTAGCAAGCAATTAAAAATAAACGAAAATGAGTATAAAGAAAATATTAAAGCTATCGACTCTCTTAATAATCTTAATTTGCGTAAAGCCATGGAGC